AAGAGTTGGAGATATTCTAGTACTAGGTCCAGATAAAGAACTAAGAAAAGTTGCATCTATTGCAAGTAATACTTCATTAACATTAACAGATAAGTATACTGGTAACTCAGTTGGTGCTGCTTCATCTAATAGCTCTCATAACGCTTCTGTAGTTACACCAGAAAGAAGATGGGAATTCCATAACTTTTTTGATAAAGCACCAGGAACATCAGATTCAGCTAATACTGCTGGAGGAAATGGTGACGAAGCTCACATTGTTGTAGCAGATGAAGATGGAGAATGGACTGGAACTCTTAATACTGTATTAGAAAAATTTGAAAGAGTTAGTTTGGCATCTGATGCTAAGAACGAAGATGGTACAACTAATTATTATGTAGATGTTGTAAATAAAGGCTCACAGTATATTTTATGGGCTGCTCATAATTCTGCTCATACTAATTCTGGTTCTAAAAGAGGAACATCATTTAATGGTGCTCCTTTACCAGCAAACGATAGTTTGATATATGGTAGAGATGGTGCTGCTCCAAGAAATGCGGATCATATCAATGGTTACAATAAATTCAAAAGTCCTGAAGACGTTGATATCTCTATAGTTTTAGGTGGAGGTAATAATGGAACAGTATTAGAACATGTTATTGGAAACATTGTTGAATCTAGAAAAGACTGTATAGCAGTTATGTCACCTGAAAGAGCTGATGTTGTAGGTAATGATAGTTTTTCAGGTAAACAAGCTGATGACATAATAACATTTAGAGATACACTAACATCATCAAGTTATGTTGTCATGGATAGTGGATGGAAGTATCAATACGATAAATTTAACGATATTCAAAGATATGTACCAGCAAATGGAGATACAGCAGGACTGATGGTAAGATCAGATACCACAAGAGATCCTTGGTATTCACCAGCTGGATTTAACAGAGGTATCATGAAGAATGTTACTAGATTAGCATTTAATCCAAACAAAGCTGAAAGAGATCTTCTTTATAAGAATGGAATCAACCCAGTTGTTACATTCCCAGGTCAAGGTACAGTTTTATTTGGTGATAAAACATTATTAGCTAAACCAAGTGCATTTGATAGAATAAATGTTAGAAGATTGTTTATTGTTTTAGAAAAAGCAATATCAACTGCTGCTAAGTTTACTCTATTCGAATTTAATGATGCTTTTACAAGATCACAGTTTGTAAATCTAGTAGATCCTTTCTTGAGAGATGTACAAGCACGAAGAGGTATTCAAGACTTCAGAGTAGTCTGTGATGAAACAAATAATACACCAGACATAATTGATCGAAATGAGTTTGTTGGAGATATTTTCATCAAACCAAGTAAAGCAATTAATTTTATTCAACTTAATTTTGTTGCAGTAAGATCTGGAGTAGAGTTTAGTGAAATAGTTGGTCAAGTTTAAGTATAAATAAGAGTAGGAGAAAAACAAAATGGCATTCAACATAAACTTATTCGCAGGTGCTCTTAAATTTGGTGGTGCTAGACCATCCTTATTTCAAGTCAACATTACAAATCCAGCTAACGCTGCTGCAGATATTACCACACCTTTATTGGTTAGAGCTGCTCAGATTCCAGCTGCTACATTAGGTATTAATGATGTACCTTATTTTGGTAGACAGTTAAGAATAGCTGGTAATAGAACATTTGCTGACTGGACGGTTACAGTTATCAATGATGAAGACTTTGCAATAAGAAATGCAATGGAACAGTGGTCTAATACTATTAACAGTTTTCAAGGGAACCTTAGAAACTTTGGTGCTTCGTCACCAACACTTTATAAGTCAAATGCTCAAGTGACTCAGTTTAGTAAAACTGGTGTACCATTAAGAGTATACAACTTTGTAGGAATATTTCCAACAGAAGTTGCTGCTATTGAAATGGATTGGGCTGCAGATGCTATTAGTGAGTTCACAGTTACTTTCACATACGATTATTGGGAAGTTTCAGGTGGAGTTACTGGTAACGCTGGCGGCAACTAGTATTATTGATTGAAAAAAAGTATTGACCTATAAATAGTATTATAGTACAATACTGAAGGGTAGTCATGGCAATAGATTTATTTGGCTTTACTATAGGCCGAAAAGAAGAAATAGAAAAACTTAAAAGCGATAATTTAAAATCGTTTGTTCCACCACAAGATAATGATGGTGCCTTAGAAATAGCTCCTGGAGGAGTCTACGGCACCTATGTGGACCTAGAAGGAACTGCCAAATCAGAAGCAGAATTAGTTACAAGATATAGAGAAATGTCTACTCAGCCAGAAGCTGATTTAGCTATAGATGATATTGTAAATGAAGCTATAGTTTACAATGAAAAGGATCCAGCTGTAAGTATAGTATTAGATGATCTAAAAGTTAGCCAATCAATTAAAAATAGAATAAGAAATGAGTTTGATAAAGTATTAAGACTTTTACATTTTACTACTAATGCTTATGAAGTGTTCAGAAGATGGTATATTGATGGAAGATTATATTATCATATAGTTATAGATGAAAGTAATCCTAGAGATGGAATTCAAGAATTAAGACAAGTAGATCCAAGAAAAATAAGAAAAGTAAAACAACCAGTTAAATCTAAAGATGATAAGATGAATGCTATCATCACAAAAGGTTATATAGAGTATTACATTTATCATCCAAGAGGAATCAACAGATCAAATCAAGGTTTAAAAATTAGTAAAGATAGTGTTATTTTTTGTCATACCGGATTATTAGATAATAGAATGGCTATGGTTCTTGGTCATTTACACAAAGCAATCAAACCATTAAATCAATTAAGAATGTTAGAAGATGCAACTGTTATTTATAGATTAGCAAGAGCACCTGAAAGAAGAATATTTTATATTGATGTTGGAAACTTACCTAAAATGAAAGCAGAACAATATCTTAGAGATATGATGGTTAAACATAAAAATAAATTAGTTTATGATGCTCAAACTGGTGAAGTAAGAGATGATAGAAAATTTATGACAATGTTGGAAGACTTCTGGTTACCAAGAAGAGAAGGTGGAAGAAGCACAGAGATTACAACATTACCTGGTGGTCAAAATTTAGGCGAGATGGAAGATGTTGAATATTTTAAAAAGAAGTTATATAAAGCACTTAATGTTCCTATTAGTAGAATGGAACCAGAAAGTAATTTCAATTTAGGCAGAGCTAGTGAAATTACTAGAGACGAATTAAAGTTTACAAAGTTTGTAGCTAGACTTAGAAATAGGTTTACACAATTATTTGATAACATTTTAGAAACACAATTAATTCTAACTGGTGTCACTTCAAGAAAAGAATGGCACGAGATGAGAGAACATATTCATTATGACTTTCTAGAAGATAACCATTTTTCAGAGTTAAAATATAGTGAAATTATGGGAGATAGATTAAGACTATTGGGTGAGGTTGACTCTTATGTTGGTAAGTATTTCAGTAAGCAATATGTAAGATCCCATGTATTAAGAATGACTGAGGATGAGATTGCTGATGAAGATAAACAGATGGATGTTGAAGAACGAGAAGAGCCTGACGAAGATATGCCTAATGATCAACAAGCACCAGAGCAAGAACAGGAACCAGAACAACAGGAAAGTTTTCAAGCTGCCAATACCATTTCTGAAGAGGAAAAAACTTTAGTCAATAAAATGACAAAGATAATGGAGACTCATTTAGAAGATGATAAGGTGGTTGAAGATGAAAGATGATGTTCAAAATGCTAAAGTCTTAGCAACTGCATTAGCCTACACAAAAGAAGAAGTTAAAAAGCTCAGAGAAGAGATTGAGCAACTTAAAATATTAAATGATCTCCAAATATCAGAACAAACAAATGTTGTAAAAGGACCACAAGGACTTCGAGGACCTAAAGGTGAAAAAGGTGATCCTGGATTAACTGTAGAAGTTAAAGGACCAAAAGGTGATGATGGTAGACATGTAAGTAAAGTTTATATACAAGAGGGCAAACTTCATATTTCATATAGTGATGGTGAAGTTCAAAATGCTGGAAAAGTTATTGGACCTAGAGGTGGTCAAGGTTTACCTGGTTTACAAGGTGAAAGAGGACCTATTGGTGAACCAGGTCCTCAAGGTGAAAAAGGTGAAATAGGTTTTACTGGACCTAAAGGTGAAAGAGGATCTGTTGGACCAAGAGGTTTGATTGGAGAAACTGGATCCATTGGACCAAAAGGTGAAAGAGGACCTATTGGTAAAGTAGGACCACAAGGATTGTTAGGAGAACAAGGTCCTGTAGGACCAGTTGGACCACAAGGTCAAAAAGGTGATAAAGGAGATGTAGGACCACGTGGAGACAAAGGTGAAAAAGGAGATATAGGTCCAATAGGACCACCAGGAAAAGATGGTACTGAAGTTGATTTAAAACCTTTTATGAAGGAAGTCCAAACTGACCTTCAGTCATTCAAAGATAATATAAGTGCAAGTGTAAGTAGAAAGAATTTATCTGGAGGAGGTAGTGGTGGTGGAGAAGTAAGATTAGAAAATTTAGATGATGTTGACAGAAGTACAGCTAAAGTAGATGGTAAATTTTTAAAGTATAATTCTAGTTCTGGTAAATTTGTTGGTGCTGATGCATCAGGTGGTGACACATCTGAAATTGAAGCTAATACCATGATAATTCTCAATCCAGATAATTATCACTTATTCACAACAAAAGTTATTACTAAAACATCTACTCATCCTTATTTTGGTGTAGGATCAAGTTTAGGATATTCAATAAATGATCAACAATCTCCTTCATTGATACTTGTTCCAAACATGACCTATAGGTTTGATCAATCTCATTCGTCAAATGATGGTCACCCATTAAGATTCTATAAAGAAGCAAATAAAAGTTCACAATATACAACTGGTGTTACTACTAATGGTACTCCAGGTAATTCAGGAGCTTATACACAAATAGCTGTATCTGCTAATACACCATGTTTATTTTATCAAT